ATGCTTGCGCTTGATGAATCTACAGAACTTGAAAGCGTTGTCTTAGCAGCTGTAGAACTGTAATAACGTGACGGTGTTGGCATTCGTTACCTCGTATACTGGATTGTGTTTAGGAAGTTTGCCTGCTGCTTTGCGATTTCCTCCGCCAAGCGAACAGTGTAAAGCTGGAAAATATACTTAGCAGCACTGGTTGATGCACCAGCTGCAACTGGTTGGTCAAGTGCATCTGCGGATACAGATACTGCGGTAACCTTTCCTGCATCTACTGTTGACAGTAGACGATACATAGCACCGAGACGAACTACATCTTCGCAAGAAGATGGCAGACCGCTTACGGTTAATTCTTGATTATCAGTAATAACTGTTGGGAACTTTGTGTACTGAACTCGTACATCACGACCAGGCATAGGGGTTTCTTTTAGAACTAAAGCCTGCTTAGTAGTTCCTGATGTGGCATCGTAGTAGTTTGTATCTAGTCGCCAGTTCTTAATTATCTGCCATACTCCTGTTGAGTCTGGCACATCCCATGAGATACCAGTGATATCTTCTAGTGCATCTGGCATGATGTATGAGTAGTCAGACCCATTGAACTGGAATGTTTCATTAGCGATAACAGGGAATGACATTCCCTTGATTGTTTCTAGGATGGCTCGCTTGACCTGAGTCTTTGGGAACAGCGGGTTGTTACGTACAACTGAGCCAGCAACGTGACTTGTTGCTGTTGTGCCACGCCAGCCACGACCTACAGGGTTACCTGCAACGCCAAGAATCTGGATAGTACCGCTGTCCTTGATTGACTTCTTCACATAGATAAGCTCTTCATCAATCTCGACAATGCCCTTACTAAGAGATGATGCATCATCGATTGCAACTGTCAGGTCATCATTATCCATAGATGATGTAATGACTGTAACAGATTCCTGGTTCTTTACATAAGAACCAACCTCTGCAATAGTCTGTTCGACTAGCTGGTTTAATGTTGCCATTACGCTTTCGCTGCCCTTCCAGTAGCTTCAGAAACCCTCACGGCTTTCTGGATATCTTTCATCCTTGTTGATGCTGGTTGTATACCAAGCTTACGAGCATCACGATAGGCTGTTAATTCTTTTTCATTACTCTTTAACGTATTGCTAACTTGCTCGTTGCCAATACTTAGATTGGCTGCACGAGCACACTCGCCCCAGTTTGCATGGTCTTGTGTTTTGCAACCGCTTCTACAATTCGACAATGTAATCCCCATAACCAGCAGCAGTTAACTCTGCTGCTTCCGCATCTGTAATTGGGTTGTCATACCCACCGCGCAGAACCTTGTCATAATCGGCAAGAGATGAATCTTGCGGGGATACGATTGTCTTCCAGGTTCCGTTGTCTTTAACAACAGTCTTTCCCCATGGGTATGAAACAAACCATAGGTCGTTTGCCAACCCAAGCTTTATCTTCATAGTTGGTCCACGGAAAATCTTTGCCATTACCACTTCACCTTGTCTGCCCAATAGGCTGCCGACATGACACCCTTGTTAATGTTCTTTGCATGACGTGCCTTAAAACTTTGGCGACGTTGTTTGTATGCTCTGGTTTCACCAGATTTCTCTGGTGAACCAGACACACCTTGCTGACCAAAGCGAATAGTCTTTACTTGTGAGCCAGATTTGGCTACGACAACGTGCGACTTTTTTGGATGGCTAGGTGTAGCCTTTGGCTTATTGAAACCAGATACACCTGCTCGCTTTAGTCTTGGGTCCATTTACTTCTTCTTTGCTGCTCTCATGTTGTCAACGAGGTTCGGATACTTACGTCCTGCTGCTTTAGCTGCAGCCTTGGCTGATGCTTTCTGCGCTGATGTAAGTGGTTTAGAAACTTTCTTTGGGTTTGGCTTATCCCAAACTTGCTTCTTCTTTGGCATTAGCACTTACACTTTGACTTGGCTTTGCCACACTTCTTGCACATTTTTGCTGGCAATTAGCGAGCCTTCTTCTTTGGCATTAGTGGCTTCGCCTTGCCAACTTGGCGAGTTGTTGCAGCTGGACGTGCTGGACGAGCTGGCTTAACTGGTAGAAGTGGCTTAGCGCCTCGTGCTGCTGGCAAAGTTGCTTTCTTAGCTGCTGGCTTTCTCATTGCTTTGACTGCAGCTTCTGCTTTGCCTAAAGCAACGCCTGACCTGTCCAACGCACCCATTCCGCTAAATCCTTTTGGACCTGCTGCTTTTTCCATATCACGATATTTTCCAGCAGCTGTACGTGCTTCTGCTTGAGTAAAACTTTTACCACTATCGCTACTTTTAATAAACTTTGCCAAGCTAGAGTTTCTCTTTGGAAATTCGCCTGTTGGCTTCTTTGCTGCCATTTTACTTACTCCTCATCTAAAAATTCTATAGTTTCTAATTCAAGTTCTGGAAGCTGTCGCATTAATAATTCCCACGCTTCACCTTCCGTAAATCCTGCATTCTTGTACTCTGTATACAACTCATGTGCTTGTACAGCATGGTGCTTAAGAGGTGTCAAGAAACTTACGTCTGGTTCTGGTTTTTTCTTTGGCATATCTTCCTTAAGTAGAAGGGGGAGGTTGCCCTCCCCCTTCCGTCAAAGTTACGCAGATGCGATGCTTGACTTGGTCTGGATGACGTAACGTGCTTCCTTGCGGTAGACGTTCCATCCGAGAAGACCCTTCCAACCCGCTGGGCGGAAGCGCATCAACTTATCTGTAACTGGACCGATAACAGTCTTTGGCTCATATGAAACAGCCTCAACAAGAGCCTGCTTTCCAAGGATTACTGTTGCGTAAACCTTTGAAGTTCCTGAACCTGAGATTGACTCAGCACGTGGTGTTTCGATATAACGAACCTGGTCGAAGATACCGATTTCACCATTCCAGAGGTTAGCTACGCCAGCCTCTGTGTATGTGTGTGGGAGCTGCCATGAAACGTTACCTGCAGATGCTGCTTCTGAACGAAGGTCGAAAGATACATCTGGGTGGATAAGCGCTGTATAGAAGCCACCATCGCGTGGCTGAACTGATGCACCACGAAGCTTTGCAACAGCCTTGCGAGCAAGTGCTGAAGAAATGTATGGTGCTGTTGTGCTTGAAGAAACGTTCTCACCGTTGAGTGTTGACTCATCAGCAGATGTTGTTCCTGTGAAGCGACCTGTTGCTAGTCCTGTTAGCTTAGCCCATACAAGTGCATCCAATGAATCACGCATGTTGAATGCGAGCATGTCTGCAACTGCTGGGTCTACAGCTGAAAGTGACTCAAGAGCCAAACGCTCTGTTGTGATAACTGCGTTACCGTATTCATCAACAGTAACGTTCACCTTGTCGGTGTTGTTAAGTGTTACTGCATCTGGGTCTTGTGTCTGTGTCAGAGCTGTTGTCTGACGTGAGAGGTCCTTGTAGACCTGAAATACCACAGTGTTACCTGGGTTTGTAACATCGACTGGGCGCTTGTCCGCAAACTTGCGGAACATTGGCTCAGAGCGAAGGTTGAACTCGATGAACTTGTCATACGAGGTCTGAATCAAGTTCGACATCGTTGATGTCGTAGTTGACGTTGCTGGTGTAGTAGGCATGATTTCCTTCTATTAGGGTTGAGTGTGGACTATCAGCCTCTGAGTAAGGACTTCAACTCTTCTGGCGATGAGGCATTTGCAATACGAGATTGCAAGTCCTGACCGACATATGGGTTGTATTCTCCATCTTCAAAGTCCGACATTTGCTCATATGCTTGAGCATCTGGGGAGGCTTCCCCTCCCTCTTCAACGGCTTCAATACCAAAGGCATCACCGTATTCATTTAGCCATTCAGCTACTGCATCAGGGTCGGCTTCGACATCTGATGGAATGAACTGAGCGATTCTTGCATTTAGTCCGAATGACTCTAGGATTTCTCCGACTGATGCTTCATGACTGTAGGTTGTGAATTCCTCAATAAGCGTATCTCTTTCCTTCAATTGTTTCTGAAGTCCGTCGATTTGCTTACGAAGTTTCTTCACTAGACCAGTGTCATTGAAGTCGTCTTCGTCGTCTTCGATATCGTATTCGTAGTTATCTGCCATTGTTTTTTCTCCCTTTTAGTTGGTTGACCCTCATCGGGTTTGCACCACACGTACTCCTTACCAGGGGTAGTAATTCGTAGACGTGATGACTTCCAGGCTTATACACACTTCAGGGCTGGACGGTCTGAAGCGGAACCTAATTAAACGTCGGCTGCTGTAGCGCGACCGAGTGATGTCTTGTCAATAGCACTGCGGGTAGCAAACTTTGCTCGCTCTTTAGAAGCGAGCTTCTTTGTTTTAATGCCAACCTCTGCGCCACCTGCAAGACCAAGATTTTCACGAGCCAAATCTTCTTGACCAGCAGTCTCGCCATAAAGACCAAGCAATCTGCTGTAGTCTGATTGCTGACGTGCTGCTCCTTGGAATGCTTGCTCTGCCATAGAGCCTTTGCCTGCTG